CACCTTGGCTAACCTGGAATGACATCATGAGGGAATGGCTAGAGGCTAAAGGCGACCCTACACGTGAAAAGGTAGTAATGAATACGCGTTTCGGTGAATCATACGCACAACAAGGTGCATTCGAAGACTATCAGCAATTCATTAGACGCCGTGAGAAATATGGCGCAGACCTTCCGGACGGTGTATTACTACTAACTGGTGCCGTAGATACACAAGATAATCGGTTAGAGTATGAAATTACCGGTTGGGGGTACGGCGAAGAATGTTGGGGGATATGTAAGGGCGTTATCCTTGGGGAACCTGATAATAAAGCAACATGGGATGCACTTGATGCGGTACTTGATAAAGTGTACCGATTTAAGAACGGTACAGGTCTTAAAGTGGCCCGTGCTTTTATTGATTCCGGCGGTCACTACACGTCAAAAGTATATGAATATTGTGAAAAGAACTTCAGCAAGCAACGATTTGCCATAAAAGGTACGGCCGGAACACCTGGTATACCTTTAAATTATAAGATTGGTAAAGCTTCAGGAAGTAAGATTCCGCTTGTAATGTTAGGTGTTGACGATGGAAAACAACAGGTAATGAACCGATTGGCCATCGATGAACCTGGAGCTAAGTACTTTCATTTCCCTTTGGATGAAGAATTCCTAGAAACTAGAGGATATGACGAGTTGTATTTCAAAGGAATCATTTCAGAACACAAAAAGAAAGTAAAACGTAAGGGCGTTATCCATGAAATATGGGAACCTACAGCAGGGGTTCGTAATGAACCATTGGATTTACGTGTATATAACCTAGCCTGTATGAATTCAATCCATCCTGATTGGGATAGATTAGCGGAAGTAGTCAAGGGTGGGGGCCATTCCAGTACAACAGTAACTACTCCACGAAAGAAACCAGTGCGGAAACGTGTGCGCAGGGCTAGTAAAGCAGCAGATATTTAGGAGGATGTATGGCAACTAGTTATTCAAGTAAGCCAAGGCTAATTGATGTCCGGTTAGAGTGGTATGTCAAAGCCGAGGAAGCAATATTGACCGGACAAAGCTATACTATCGGAAATCGGACTCTTACAAGGGCAAATTTAGCAGAAGTAAGAAAAATGATTGATGATTTAGTGGCAAGAGGTGCCAAATTACCAGGTATGGATACCGATAATGGGTGTGGAAACAGGTCAAAACGGGTAGTTTTTAGGGATTAGGAGAGCAAAATGGCGAGAAAAAACAAGAAATTTAGCGCTAAAATAAGCACTCCGAGGGCTAAAAATAGCGGATATAGTGAGGGCGGTGCCTCTCGTGATAACAAATCATTAAAGGGATATAACCCTAAAAAACTGGGTTATAAGGCTGATATTGGTGCAAATTTATCAACTTTGCGTGATAGATCCGCAGATTTAGCCATCAATACACCAGTCGGAACGGCTGCAATCAATACGAGTACCACTCATACAGTAGGTGCAGGCCTCAATGTGTTCCCTAGACCTAAGTTTCAAATCTTGGGAATCAGTGCAGAAGAAGCTAGGGCATGGGCTCGTAAGGTTCGAGCTGAGTTTGACCTATGGGCCGAATCAAAAGACTGTGATATTTATCGCAAGAACAATTTATACGATATGCAAAGCATCGCATATCAAGGATATCTAACTGATGGTGATAGTTTCGCAGTGTTTAGACGTAAGCCAACAACACCAGATATGCCTTATACATTGCGACTTCAATTAATTGAAGGTAATCGTGTAAGTAATCCGCTTACTAATTCAACATATGTTACAGGCGACCCGACTGGTGTTGAAGCGCTTAACCCAGATAATGGGAACCGCATATTGAATGGTGTAGAAATTGATACTGATGGCGCTATTGTAGCCTACTGGGTATCTAATCAAGTGCCAGGTGAACCAATTACAAGCATGTTAACGACATGGGCAAGGGTTGAAGCATATGGCAAGCGAACAAGCATTCCGAATGTACTGCAAATTAGCAATGATACTAGACCAGAGCAGTACAGAGGGGTGCCTTATTTAGCTCCAGTTATTGAAACGCTAAAGCAAGTATATCGATACACAAATGCAGAGCTTACATCTGCCATTATTAAATCGTACTTCGCATTATTCTTTACAGAAGCCGTGACTAATTCAGGTTCATTAAATGATATGTTGGCCGACAATGGTGTTGATGATCCAACGGAACCAGTAGTTGATGTATCAGAATACAATTTAGGCCCTGGTACATTAAATGCCTTACCGAAAGGTGTGGATGTGAAGAGCGTGGATGCATCCAATGCTCAATCTACTTTTGAAGTGTTTAGTACGCAACTCATCAAACAAGTAGGCGCAGCACTTAACCAACCTTACGAAGTATTGATGAAGAACTTCAACTCCTCATATTCTGCAAGCCGTGCAGCAATGTTACAGGCTTGGGAAGAATATAAACTACGGCGAAAGTGGTTCGCTCGTGACTTCTGTCAACCAATCTATGAGGTATGGCTAATGGAAGCCGTAGCGAATGGCCGAATTGAAGCGCCTGGTTTCTTTGATGATCCATTAATTCGTAAAGCATGGTGCAATTCTGATTGGTTCGGACCAACTATGTCAATCCTTGACCCTGTTAAGGATATGAATGGTAGTAACCTTCGCGTTCAGAATGGGGTTTCCACTCGCGAACGTGAAGCGGCCGAAATGACAGGGACAGACCTTGAAGAAAACATTGCACAACTTGCGTTTGAAAAACAACTCATGGAGAAATATGGCATGGGGCTAGCTGATGCGGTTAATCCTTCCGTTGGCTCTAAATCTAAAGCGAAAGGAGGTGAAGAGGATGAATAAATTCTGGTCTGTTAAGAATCTTGTAAATCAAGATGGTACCGGTCAATCTGAATTGATTTTGTATGGTGATATTTCTGATACCTCTTGGTGGGGTGATGAAGTTACACCGCGTGAATTTGCAAGTGACTTGGCTAGTTGTAATGGTAATGACTTAACAATGCGCATCAACTCTGGCGGTGGTGACGTGTTCGCAGCGCAAGCCATTCACAATATGATTAAGACTTACACCGGCAACGTAACAGCACACATTGATGGACTGTGCGCAAGCGCAGCTACGATTATTGCGTGCGCTGCCGATAAGGTAATTATGCCAAGCAATGCCTTGTACATGATTCACAATCCGTCAGTATATCTAGGCGATAGCTTTGATGCGGACGGATTAACCAAAATGGCAAACTATTTGGCAAGTGTTAAACAAACAATTGCAAACGTTTATTTGAACCGTAGCGACGTTTTGACATCTGAACAGGTAAATACACTTATGGATGATGAAACGTGGCTCACAGCGGACGAGGCGAAGTCCTACGGCCTAATTGATGAAGTAGATACGGCGATTACTGATAAGGCTGTTATGAATAACGGAATGGTTATCGTTAACAAAGTATCTTGCAAATACTCGGCCAAGAATGAAGCCAAAATCAAACAATTTTTAACAAGTAAGGAGAAACCTATGACTGAAAACCAATTCATGGCAAGCTTAAAAGGTTTGCTCGGTATTTCTACAAATGAACCTGCAGAAAACGCAGCAGTAACAGCAGAACGCGAACGCGTTGAAGCATTAAATGCGTTAAAAGGTGACAATGAAGTCATCAATCGTTTAGTTGATGTGGCTGTTAAAGAAGGTAAAACAGTAGATGAAGTAACACCTTTCATCTCTGCCGTATCTGATATTCCTGCAACTGATAACAAAGTAGTCGACCAAATTCGACAATTAGTTATTGATCAAATGGAATCCGGTGCGGATAAAGTAGCACCTCAAGGTGCATCTATACCAGAAAACAATGATGCAGTAGCAAAAGCTAGTGCAATTGATGAAGTCGTAGCATTTGCGAATGCTAAGAAAGGCGGTAAATAATGGCATATTTCGAACAAGTAAATGGTGTCGCAGCTGATTACCTATTAGGTGGTGGCGGTGTACCGGTATTAACTCAAAATGTAAAAGTAGCAGCCGGCGATTATAAACGTGGCCAAGTGCTTGAAAACAAAGCAGGTACATTCCAAAAAATCACAACTGGTAAGCCTGCAGGTATCGTAGTCTCTGATACTACTGCAACTACTGACCACAATGTATTGACTGTATACATTTCCGGTCGCTTTAATCGTGAAGTATTGGTAGTTGACCAAACTTACAAAATTAATGATCATGAAGCGGACTTCAAGGACGCTCACTTATTCTTAACTAGCATTAAATAGGGGGAACTATATAATGGCAATTGATTTCAAAGATACATTTTCCTTAATGCAAGCGGTGGAACGTATGAAAGCTCCGGCAAGTTTCTTGCTTGATACTTTCTTCCCACAAGTTCCAGCAGTTGCAACTTCTAAAAAAATCACAGTAGAAACTCGTAAACGTGGTCGTACATTAGCACCTTTCGTATCTCGTGGTGCATCTGGCGTTAATGTTAAACGTGCCGGCTCTAAAATTGCTTTATATGAAGCGCCTATGATGGGACCTAGTACAGTTATTGACCCAGATCAACTTGACCAACGTGCATTTGCAGAAAATATTGTATCTACAATGACACCTGCGCAACGTTCTTCTCAAATGCAAGCCGAAGATTTGTCCTACTTGCAAGGCACAATCATTAATCGTAAAAACAAAATGGCGGCAGAGCTACTTACTACAGGTAAGTGCAAAATTGAAGGTTATGCGGATGATGGTACAACTGTTTTAACTGATGAAATTGATTTCGAATTTGAACAAGATATTACACCAACTACTGCATGGGACCAAGCCGGTGCTGATATTTATAACGATTTGAAATTGGCATCTGAAAAAATTCAAGAAAACGCAGGTATCGTACCAACTGTGTTGGTCGTCGGTAGAAATGTTGAAAAATACATTCTTGATAATACGTCTATCAATAAGTGGTTAGCTATTCCTAATCGTGAAAACATTTCTATGTTCAGCTTTGCGCCTGAATATTTGTCTCCACAAGTTCGATATGTTGGCCGTATCATGTCCTTGAACATTGATGTGTACGCATATCTTGAAACATATCAAGATGATGAAGGTAAAGTAAAGCCATTTATCGGCAATGATGCAGCTGTATTAGGTGTTCCTGGTCGTGGCCGTCAACAACACGCGGCAGTAACGTTACTTAACGATGACAACCAATTCACAANAGACGATTGGGCTACGATTAAAACTAAATAGGGGGTAACATACTTATGAAAATCAGAGTATTAAAGGGTTATTTAGCACATGAAGGTGAGATGTATGGTAAAGGCGAAGTAGTCGATATCAAAAAGAAAGCGATTGCATTGTCCTTGCTTGATTCTGATAAGTTTGAATCTGCTGAAGATGATCCTATTGAAGTACCGGAACCATTGGAAGTCATTCCAGATGAACAGGAAGAAGAAATGGAATTACCTGAAGTTGATGCGGAAGCTGCGGTGAAAAAATAATGCGATTTAGAGATTACCTAGAAAGCGATATTGACGATGTATTCCTTAATGAAGACGAATTCGCCGAAGGGCATAATCTAAATGGCACAGTAGCTAAAGCGGTTATTCAATCGCCAACGGCGAGGGAGTCATTCCTATCGAATGGATCTCACGTAGCAAATGACGGATTGCATGGGGTGTCTGTATTTGTGCATTGCAAATTAAAAGACATCCCTGAAATTCCATCACAGGGGAACGTATTCCGATTAGATGATGATGTATACATCGTTCAAAGTGCAACGGAAGAAGATGGACTTGTATCTATCGAACTCAGAGCAGAAGCTAGAGGCGGTGTTGATGGATGGTTGAGCTAGAACTTGATAAAAGTGCAGTGAAAACAATTGAAAAAGCACTGGAAACATTAAAAGAAGATAGAGTTCGACGTGTCTGCCAAGCCGCATCTAAGCGTGCTGCAACAACCGCAAGAAAAGCAGGTACGCAAGCACTACGTAATATCTATGCCATTAAAGGTGTATCGGTCGTAAAGTCCGGTATATCTATCAATAAATTGAATGATGGTACAGAAATGCGTATCAAAGGTGGTTATACTAGCGCTCAAAAGTACTTCAAAATTAAATCACTTAAGCGAAAAGGTGTGTTTGTGTCGATTAAAAAAGGCACAGAAACGAAGGTACCAAATGGCTTTGTGAGTGCATCAGGTATCTTTATGAAGCGCCAAGGCAAGGAACGATATCCATTAAAAGGGATATATGGACCAGCCTTACCGCAAATGTTTGGTAATGAAACTGTTATGAATGCCATGCAAAAGGAAGGCATGGAAATGTATGAAAAGCGCCTATATCACGAATTAGAGCGCGCGTTAGGAGGTAACTAATGACACCATTAGACGTATCAGATGGCATTGCTGCCTATCTCATGGATGAGTTGCGCAAGCTAAATGAAACCAGTGATGTTACCACGAGCCCTATTCGAGTATGGAGCGGGTTCTTACCAAGAGTGGATAAGAATGAAGATAAGCGTAAGTTATGCCCGGCCGTAGTAGTGCATCCGTACTCTGTTAGTGATGCAGATAGTTCGACGGTAGGGATTACTGTATTGGTAACTACTTATGATGAAGCCTTAACTAAAGGCCATGTCGGACTATATCACCTCTTAGAGGTAGTGCGTGAGCGGTTACTATCTGATAATCCGGTAGCACTTAAATATGAAATTAAGGAGAATACCGTTAATACAACAATTCCTGATGATCAACCATACCCTCAATGGGTTGGATATCTTGAATTTGAAGTGTATATTCCAGTTATTCGTAGAAATCTAAATAAGATATTTACGGATAATAAAGTAATTGAATAGGAGACAACGATGAACCCTGTTGTATATGTTGGGCCTTCGTTCCGCAGTAGCCGTCTAAACCAATTTATGGTATTTAGCGACGGTGCACCACTGCCGGAATCGGAAGACCCTATTTTTATGCATTTATTTGTACCTTTGGACGAACTCAACCAAGCAATGATTGATGTGAGAACACAAGGCACACAATTAAATGTATTCTATGTAAACGCATTGAAAAATTATA